TATGAAGTACATACATTAGGAAAGCCAAAAGGAAAGACCTTATGGTATCAAGAACCTTTAAAACTATTAAAATGAAATTAACAGATTATGAATTAGAAGATGTAAAGTCTTGGGATTATCCTGATTTTTGCGACGCTTTTATCAGTTATGCAGAAGATGAAAATGGAAAAGAACTTACTGAAGAACAGATACAAGTATGGACTGAAAATAACGAATCAGAATTTTATGAAATGATATTAGATTTTTTAAGATGATAGGTTGGGTATTAATAACAGCCGTCGTAATGTGGCTAATAAGAAAATTAAAATGAAGATATTAACAATCGTATGGGGAATAATAATTCTACTTTGTATTTTAGAAGCATATTTTTGTTCTAAGTTTGAAGATGAAATTTGAAAGAAAAGCACATAGAGAAAGACAGAATAAAGCTTTAACTCAGTTTTGCAATCACTTTGGTTTGACTTATGGTTCACATCAGGAATATGCTCACATTGACGCAGTCCTTTATAACAAAGGAAAGATAACAGGGTTTGCTGAAGTAAAAGGAGTACATAAGAATATAGAGGACGGACAAGATGTTATTGTAGCAATGCGTAAAATTGTAAGAGCTCAACAGCTTCAAGTCAATAGTGGTAAACCTGTAGCTATTATATGGGCTTTTAATAATGCTATTGTCTATGAAAGAATAAATAATTTAAAAGGTATCTTTTATTATGGTGGTAGGAAAGTCAGAGAAGGAAGCACATTTGACCAAGAACAACTCGTTAAAGTATTAATTAAAAACTTAATAAGAATTGAAGAAGACAGTCAGTAAATTAAAAAAGGAACTTGACAAGTGGTTCAGTCTTTACATCAGGTTGCGTTCAGCAAACGAATTTGGTTATTGTCAGTGCATAACTTGTAATGTGGTAAAACACTATAAGGACGGTATGCAAAATGGTCATTTTCAAAGTAGAAAGCACCTAGCCACAAGATTTTCAGAAGATGGAAATTGTGAGGTACAGTGTGTAAAATGCAATGTCTATGCGTGGGGAGAACAGTATCGCTTCGCTTTAGCTATAGATGCAAAGTATGGGGAAGGCAGAGCTGAGGAATTACAACATTTAGCTAGAACAACTTTAAAGATAAGTCGTGTTGAATATGAGGAAAAGATAAGTTACTACAAATCACTTGTTGATAAGTTAAAAAAAGAAAAAGGAATTGAGTAAACTTTTTTGTTAAGTTTGGCGTATGATAGAACCAATTTATGCAAGTACCGAACATAAGTTTATAATTCAAAGCTATATCAATATGACATTAGAGTTCGTAAAAGATATTGCAACACCAACCAAGTATAATAACTATTTAGAAGTATTTGAAATAATAATTGAATACCATAACGGATATGGCAAAGGTGTAAGAGAAAACAACTTTTACGATTGGATTATGATAATCCCTATAAACTTATCAGTTATGACTAATGGGTTCTTTGCAGGAATTGAAACAAAGAGAAACGCAACAATAATAAGGTCTTATAAAACAATATTAAACGAGATACTTCAGGAAACAGTAGACAAAATAGAAACTTTAGAAATGACAAATGAATGAAATATATAAAGTAATTGCTGACTGTAGGAGTGAGTTTGAAAAGATGTGTTATGGTTTAACTACTGACAAAAACACAGTAGATGACGCAGTACAGGAACTTATGATTTATATGCTTCAAATGAATCCTGAAGTTTTATCTAAGATATATACAAAAGATGGTAAAGAAGGTTTAATAAAGTATGGAGCAGTTGCATTAAGAAGAAGTCTAACAAGCGTAAGAAGTGCTTACTATTATAAATACGACAAATACTATACACATATTGACGAACTAACAAGCACTTTAACTTACGAATACAAAAATACATCTGCTAAAGACCTTTACAACCTACCTAATGAAGTTTTAGATGTTTGCAAGTATGAGCAACTAGAAAGTATAGATAATGCCTTAGACGGCTTGTATTGGTACGACAGAGCTATATTTAAACTCTATTACTATAAGGGAAAGACTTTATCAGGACTTGCTGAAGAAACAGGAATAAGTAGAAACAGTCTTTTCACTACAATAGATAAAGTAAGGGAAATACTTAAAAAGGAATTGAATGAATAAGTTTTTTGTACCTAACGAAATATATGAAGATAGAATAACTATCTGTAAGGGTTGTATTTATTATTTTAAACCTACAGGAACTTGTAAGGACTGTGGCTGTTTTATGAAGATAAAGGCAAGACTTGCAACAATGGGTTGTAGTCAAAAGAAATGGGCAAAGACAACAGAAGTAGAAACTCCTGAAAGTTTACCACAGGAAATAGTAGATGAAATATTAGATATGTGGAAAGATTTAAAAACAGGAAAAGCAAAAAACAAAGCAGCTAAAAAGAGAATGATTGAAACATACAATATCATTTTTAACACAAACTACAATGTAGGTACTAACTGTGGCTCTTGTATTTCAACTTGCTTTAAAGGAATAAAAAAACTATATGAAGAATACAGTTAATTAATAATAAAAGAGAATCTGACAAATAAATTAATAATTTAAAAGGAGAGTGTCCTGATTGATGTTGTTGTCATTTGGAGTTCTAGTCAGAAGTATGAAAAGAAAGGTAGGAGGTTGTGGTGGCTTCCTACCCAAACTAAAACAATAGATATGGAAAGAACTTATAAAACAATTAAATGGGTATTAAAGAAACATATTGATAAAGGAGTTAAATCTTTATGGACTTGGGAAGATGATAACTTTACTTGTATCTTTGAAAACTATGATGGTGATAGCAGAATATATACACCTCATCAACTTTTAAAACTATTAAGCAAATAATGAATTTAATACTTGGTGATTGCTTAGAAGTAATGAAATCAATACCTGATGGTAGTATTGACGCTATTATAACAGACCCACCTTACGGAACAACTGCGTGTAAGTGGGATAGTGTTATTGATTTTGGTTTGATGTGGGAACAACTAAACAGAATAATTAAACCTAACGGGGCTATTGTGTTGTTTGGAAGTGAACCTTTTAGTAGTGCTTTAAGAATGAGTAATATTAAAAACTATAAGTATGATTGGATATGGAATAAGACAACAGCTAGAGGTCATTTAGTAGCAAAATATAGACCAATGCAACAAAATGAAAATGTTTCTATTTTTGGAAGTGGTAGAAGAATAAACTACTATCCTCAAATGACTTTAAAAAATCCTAAAAACGTTAGAAAAAATATAAGTGAGTCTAAAAGAACTGATTTAATGGGAGGTAAAACAACAAACTTTAAAAGAAAAGGTAGTAAATTAAATCATCCTAAAACAATAATAACAATAAACCCATTACACCCAACAAAATGTAACCACCCAACACAAAAACCTGTTGCTTTAATGGAGTATCTTATAAAAACTTATACAAACGAAAATGAAACTGTTTTGGATTTTACTATGGGCTCAGGGAGTACAGGTGTAGCAGCAAAGAATTTAAACCGTAACTTTATAGGAATAGAGATGGATGAGAAGTATTTTAAAATAGCTGAAGAAAGAATAAAAGAAACTGAATATAAATTATTTTTATGATAACATTAGCAATAATAGTAGCTGTCTTAATAATCGTATTTTTTGTAAATACAATTATAGAAAATAAGATAGCAATAAGAAACAATAAAGATTTAATTGATAACATAAATAAATACAATGAAAGATTCTAGAATACCAAGCTATTACAAAGGAATAAGATATGGCTATGAAGCTCGTAAAGTTATTGAGGACTTTGAACTCAGCTACAATACAGGAACAGCAGTTACTTATTTACTCAGAGCAGAAAGAAAACACGACAGTCCTATTGAGTGCATACAGAAAGCTATAAACCATTTAGAGTTTGAATTAGATATACTGAAAGCTAAACAAAAGTGAAATTCGTAATAAACAATAACCAAGACAAACAACAACTGTTTAACTATCTAAAAGAATTAGAAGATAACTATATAGTTGATGTGAAGAAGAAAAGAAACAATAGGTCTAATATGCAAAACAATTACTATTGGGCTTGTATAGTCCAACCTTTAGCTTCAGAGCTTGGTTACTTCCCTGACGAAATGCACGATTGTTTGAAGGTCAAGTTTGCAAGTGAATGGCAAAGTGTAGAGATAAACGATAAGCAAGTAGGACTTCAAGTAGTTAATAGTTCAGCAAGAATGAACACAGGAGAATTTGAATTATATGCAGAACAAATAAGGATATGGGCGTTAAGTGAATTGGGTATCAGACTAATGCTGCCAAACGAATACGCATAATTTCTATTATATAATATGGAAACAGAACAAAAGAGGACACAAGAGGGTAAAAAGAAACTACTAGCTGCACTAGAAGTATCATTAGGTATTGTTACTGAAGCTTGTGAGAAAGCAGACATAACAAGAAGCAGACACTATGCTTGGTATAATTCAGATGAGGAATACAAGAAAGCAGTAGATAGTATTGATAGTAAGTTTATAGACTTTGCAGAAACACACCTTAAAGCACAAATTGAAAATGGCAGTACACAAGCTACAACATTCTTTTTAAAAACTAGAGGTCGTAAGCGTGGCTATAATGAAAAACAAGAAGTAGATATTACTTCAGGAAACGAACCTATTAAGATAAACATAAATCTTGGAAATTAATCCTGAATTTACAGGTAAACAAAAAGAAGCTTTAAGATACCTATTTGATGACACTACAAATGAGGTGTTATTTGGTGGTGCAGCAGGTGGTGGTAAAAGTTGGGTAGGTACAGCTTGGTTAATTACAATGTGTTTGCAATACCCTAAGACAAGATACTTAATGGGTAGGTCTAAATTAGACGCTTTAAAAAAGACTACACTTAACACATTTTTTGAAGTATGTGAGGTTTGGAATTTAAAGAGTGGTGAGCATTATACTTTTAACGGTTCTTCTAATATCATAACCTTTTACAATGGTTCAGAAATAATACTTAAAGATTTATTCTTATACCCATCTGACAGAAACTTTGATAGTTTAGGTTCACTAGAAATAACAGGAGCTTTTATTGATGAAGCAAACCAAGTAACACACAAAGCAATAAATGTAGTGCAGTCAAGACTTAGGTATAAGTTAGATGAGAACTCACTTATTCCAAAAATGCTTATGTCTTGCAATCCTGCTAAGAATTGGGTATATACTGAATACTACAAACCTGCACAACTAGGAACACTAAAACCTTACAGACAATTTATACAATCTTTAGTTACTGACAATAACTACATATCTAAACACTATGAGCAACAACTTTCAAAGCTAGACGAAGTAAGTAAGCAAAGATTACTATTTGGAAATTGGGAATATGACGCTTCTTCTGACGCTTTAATTGATTATGATAGTATATTAAATCTATTTGACAATAAAGGTCAAGATGGTCAAAAGTATATTAGTTGTGATGTAGCTAGACTTGGTTCTGATAAATCAGTTGTTATGTTATTTGAAGGATTGCAAGTTACTATGATTAAAACCTTTGAAAAGAATACTGTAACGGAATTAGCAGAATACATAAGACAATTACAAAGAACTCACCAAGTAAACCTTAGAAATATTATTGTTGATGAAGATGGAGTAGGTGGTGGTGTTAAAGATATGTTAAGGTGTCAGGGTTTTGTGAACAATTCAAAGCCGTTAAAAAAAGAAAACTTTCAAAACTTAAAGACACAATGCTATTACAAATTGGCAGAACTAATAAACAAAGGACAAATAGGCGTTAAGACTATTGACGCTAATACACGCAAGTATATTACTGAAGAATTAGAACAAGTAAGAAACAAAGATATTGATAAAGATGGTAAATTAAAGATAATACCTAAAGATACAATCAAAGCAGTATTAGGTCGTTCACCTGATTATTCAGACGCTTTAGCTATGCGTATGTATTACGAAATAAACAAGAACACAGGTCGTTACTTTGTGCAGTAAACTAAAAACAATAAAATTCTATTATATAGTATGAAAGTTAAAATCAAAAAAGAAGGTAAAAAAGAAACCTTTAATTTAATTGATAGTTGGTCAGATGTAACTTTAGAGAAATGGGCTGAGCTTGTTTCTTTAAATGAGGGTACAAAATCTAAAGAAGCACTAGAAACAATTAGAGCTATGTCAGATATACCTAAACAACTGATTAACCAATTATCACTTTATGATGTAGCAGGTATTATGGGTGCTATTTCTAAAATGCAAGAGGAAGCAAATAATGAGTTACAGAATATTATAGAAATAGATGGAGTTGAATATGGATTCCACCCACAACTTTCAGATATTACATTAGGGGAGTATGCCGATTTAGAAACTTTTATAAAAGAGGGTGTTGATAAAAGCCTTCCTGAAATAATGGCTGTCCTTTACAGACCTATCACGGAAAAGAAAGGGAAACATTATACCATAGCAGCGTATGATGGTGATATACGATTAAGGGCAGAAGCTATGAAAGAAATGAAAGCTGAACAAGTGCAAAGTGCATTGGTTTTTTTTTGGAGTTTCGCCAAGCAACTATTGATAATTTTGCCATTGTATTTAATGGAACAGACAGAAGCGATAGTGAAGCAACAGCAGACGAAACCTTTGCAAGTAAATGGAGTTGGTTCGGAGTAATGTATAGATTGACAAATGGTGAAATAGTAAATTTAGAAAAGATAGTGAAATTAAACCTTTATGAGTGCCTTACTTGGCTAAGTTATGAAACAGATTTAAACGATACTAAAACAGTAAATAGAAATGATTAATAACAAAACATATCAGAATGTAGTTAGCGTGTTAAAAGCAGCAGGTGATTTACATAAACAAATAAACACAACTACAGTTGGAGATATTTATGATGTAGATTTAGAAAAGAATACTAAATACCCTTTAATGCACATCAACCCAACAAGCGTTCAAGCTAATGAAAGCTCACTAACTTATAATTTTCAGATATTCGTAATGGATTTAGTAAGTGAAGATACTGATTGGTCAGGAGCTACTGTAATAAACCAAAGTAATGAGCAGGAAGTATTGTCAGATTGTTTAAGTATTTCAACTGATATTATTGGAATGTTTAGACATAGTGATTGGCAAACTGAAAGTGGTTTTGATGTACCTGTATATTTTAGTGGAGTAGGTCAAACGCTAGAACCATTCACAGAAAGATTTGACCAAAATGTAACAGGGTGGGTATTTACAATAGCAATAGAAACTGAGAACGACTTTCAAACTTGCGTAATTCCTGTAGAAGCAAATTAACTAACAAATAAATAAAAATAAAATGGCAGATTTAACAGTAACAGTAACCGAAAGTATTATTTTAAATAATGCAAAAAGAGGTTCAACAAACACACTAACTGTATCAGATATTACAGATACTTTTGAAAGAGTAGTAACTTGTCCTCATTCTAACACAACTACAATAGCAACATTCAATAGTAATGTTTATGGTAGTGCAGGAGCTTTAGACTTAGAAAATTGTAAATATATCAGAGTGACAAACCTAAGTACAACAGGAGTAATGGATATAGCAATAGTAACAGAAAATACTAACTATCAAGTTGTAATGACAGCAGGAACTTCACATATCTTATGTCAAGCAGATACATCAGTAATAGCAGAAGAAGACACAACACCTAACTTCCCTACACTAGAAGACATTACAAGTATTCAAGTTAAACCAAGAGCTTCTGAAGACTGTGATGTAGAAATCTTTGTTGCTAGTGTATAATGAAGAACTTAGAACGCTATCTGAATAGTTTTGGTAAACAAGTAGTCAATCGTGCTAAGGGTAACCTTAAAAGGAGGGATAAGGTTGTTACAGGTAAGCTGTTAAATAGTGTCAAGTATAATGTAGTAAAAACTAAAGACGGATATAGTGTAGAGTTTAGTATGCTAGACTATGGAAAGTTTATAGACAAAGGAGTTTCAGGAACGAAAAAGAAAAGAAGTTTTGTAGATTATAAAGGGCAGACAAAGACTTCACCTTTTAGTTATGGTAAAAGTAGAGATGGAGGTTTAACTAAAGGACTTGATAAATGGATAGTAAGAAGGGGTATTGCACCTCGTGACGCTAAAGGTAGGTTTATATCAAGAAAGTCTTTAAAGTTCCTTATAGCTCGTAAGATTTACTTATACGGAAAGCAGGGAATAAGCTTCTTTCAGAAACCTTTAGGACTTGGATTAAAACAATTTGGAAAAGAAATGTTAGGAAGCGTGAAAGAAGATATTATAGAAAATTTAACAACAGTAAAATAAAAAAGATATGGCATTACAATTACAACAGAAACCTCTTTATAAAACAGTAGCAGCAGAGCAAGATATTATATTTGCAATAAAGGAGGACACAACTATTGTTGCTAATGAATCAAAAGTAAAGTATGTAGCTTATGTAAATGTTTATAGTGATAGTGCTACACCTGTTCAGATAGGAGTTTTTAAAACTACACCCAATGCAGCAGAAGTAGGTATATTTGATTTCAGTACAATTCTTAAAAATTATGTAACTCCTGACTTTACAGGTACAGACGCAGGTGGTGTTATTTCTAATTTTAAAGGTGCTGCTTATAGTAATACAAATTACCATAGTTTACACACAGTAGATAAATCTGCTTTAGGTGTTAATTCAGTAAAGTGGTTTCAAATAGATTTTGCAATAGAGTATGAAGGTGCAGACCCTGCTTTCCCTGACTTTGTAGCTGAAGATACTTCAATGAGTAGAAGTACTCAGCAGTATATTTTATACAATGGAGTTGTAGATTATATAGATGTATTAACAACAAGTGGCAGCAATTTTGGTTACGATTTAGACGCAGCAGGATATACAACAGTAGGTCTAGTGACAGGAATTAATGGGGGTGCTTTATCAGACGCACCTTTAACACAATATGTAAGAATAACTGATTATGGAACTTTGCCGTTCTTATCGGACATAGACCCTTATTTTTCTTTTATTTGTCCTAAAATTGATAATGCTGAAGTAGAAATGTACGATAGCTCTAATAGTAGTTTAGGCACATTTGATATTGCTGTTACAAGTTCAGCAACAATTACTTTAGCTATGAATAAAATAGTTTATATTGGTTGCTTCCCTGCAAACTTTTCAGGAGCAGGTTATGCTGCTTGGAATACGAATATAAATGATGTAGCTTATTATACTGTTAAAACTGAAAGTGCAACTACAACAATAGGACAAACATATAGATTTGACATAATATGTGAAAGTGGTAGAGGTTACGAGGGTATCAGATTAACTTGGTTAAACAAACACGGAACTTGGGATTACTATACATTTAATAAAAAGTCAGTTAGAAGTCTAAGTACTAATAGAAAAACTTACACTCAATTGAGTGGTACTTGGAATGAAGCTACATATAAATTACACGGCTCAACAGGAGGTCGTAAGAATTACAAAGTAGATACAAAAGAGAAAATCAAAATGAATACAGATTATATTTCAGAGGACGAATCTGTATGGCTAGAACAACTAATAAATAGTCCTGAAGTTTATATTTTAAATGGCTATCAATCTGATGTAGGAGGTACTTTAAGAAGATATGTGCAACCTGTAACGCTAACAACTTCTAAGCACACTAGAAAGACTGTAGCAAATGATAAGCTCATTCAATATACTTTTGAAGTAGAAAGAACTAAGAACCAAAGAACACAGTCTGTATAATGAGTGTACAACTAATAATATCACCACAGAGTACTGAAGGAACTACAACAACTACAACTACAGGTGTTTATGTGGGAGCAGAATTTATAGTAGATGGTCAGAGTTTTAATGGAATGAACTCATCAACCTACAATGCTGCTTCTGTTCTTGCTATGTATCAATGGGAGCACCCTAATAATATTTATGATTTTCAACACCCACCAACATCACCTAATACTTGGAATAGATACACTTGGGATGTTTATGGTTCTCCTGCTAATCCTGCTGCTGTAGCACCTGTAATGACTTCAAACAATGTTGTGATGTACTCAACTTGGGATGCTTCTACTAATATTGTTGCTCAATATACTTCAGGAATATACCAAAAAGTAACAGGACTAACAGCGGGTGTAACATATAAAATAAGAGTAGAGATAGACGGAGTTGCTTCGCCATACGCAAGTATGGGTACTAAGGGATACTTGACTTTCGGAGTTACAAACACATTTTTATACCCACTTGTATTTGATGTTAAAGCAACTATTGATGGTGATGGAGTTATTGAAAGTGCATCTTTTGTACCTACTAGTAGTGCTGTAACTATTTGTTTAGAATATTTTGACAGTCCTACAGAAACTGACGCACTTCTTATCAAAAATATATCTTTAAGGGAGTTTCAATCAGGAACAACAACAACAACAACAGGTTTTACAGCAGATGAATTACACGACCAACAAATACTTGACCTTTATGAAGATGAAACAATACCTTTAACTTTAAGTGTTGATGACTTTAAAGATGTAGCTACTAAAACGCAATCTTATTCTAAAGCGTTTCATTTACCTGCTACTAAAAAGAACAATAGGATATTTGGGAACTTATTTGAAATAACAAAAGCATCAGGACTTTATACTTTTAATCCTTATAAAAAGACATCTGTAATGTTAAAGGAAAATGGCTTCATAGTATTTGAGGGGTTTTTAAAACTAATTGATATTGTAGATAAGAAAGGTGAAATAAGTTATAATGTAAACTTGTACTCAGATTCAGTAGCACTTATGGACGCTATGAAAGACTTAACATTTGCAGACTTAAATCTTTCAGAATTAGACCACGATTATAATTTAACTTCAATAGAAGCAAGTCAAACAGGTGCTTTACCTTTATTAAACGCATTACAAGCTGATAGTTTTGCAGGAGCAGCAGGTGATATAACTACTTCTGTTTTAAAGTACCCATTTTTAAATTGGGCAGGTAGTATTAGAAGGAACGCAACATCAGGACAAGTGAGTGATGGAGCAACAGCAAATAGACCATCATTAAAAAGATTAGAAGATGGATTTAGACCTTTTATAAATGTAAAGTATTTAGTAGATAATATATTTAAAGACGCAGGGTTTACATACTCATCTGCATTTTTTGACAGTTCATATTTCAGTAATTTATATATGGATTTTAATTGGGGTGAAGAACCTGATGGTGCAGCACCTTTAAGAAATGACTTTGTAAAAAGAATATCAGATTTAACAGACCCTACAGTTGCTCAATCTCCTAATTGGACGAATGTACCTGTAAATTTAGATAATGGTAGTGGTTCTCTTGATTTATGGAATAACTCGAATTATTCTTTTGTTTCAGATGTAAATAATTTACATTGTACAGGAAGTTACAGAATACAAGTAGCAAACAGACCTTATGCTTACCCGTGGTGGAATGTTGATAATTGGACAGTTGATATGAGAATTTGTGTATTCAATTCAAGTGGTTCTGTTATAGAAACTATTAAATATGAAACAATGACGGTTGCAGCAGGTGGTAGTGGTGCTATTAGTGGTTCGTTTGATGTTGTATTAAATAATGGGGATTATATACAAATGGAAGCTACCACATTTAATAGTGATGGCGACATATACATATCAGACACAACTACAAGTTATTTAAACATAACTTACAACAATAACGCAGTACAAGTTCCTACTCTATTAGATACAGCAAGAGGTGAAATGGTACAATGGGATTTCTTAAAAGGGTTGTTTACAATGTTTAATCTTATAACATTACAAGATAAACAAAATCCTTCTAACATACTTATTGAACCTTACAATGATGTTTTTAAAGATGATGTTACTGTATTAGATTGGACGCATAAAGTAGATGTTTCAGATATTAAATTAAAAGCATTAGATTTAAAAAAGAGGGTTGTTTTCAAATATGAAGAAGATGAAGATGATTATCCTTTTAGAGTGTATAAAAATGCAACAGGTGGGTATTTGTATGGAAGTTTAACGCTTGATTCTGAGCAACTTGATTTGTTATCAGGTGAAGATGAGGTTATTGCTAGTCCTTTTGCTGCTACAATTATGAAAGACTTGTTTGACGATACACCTGAATTAACAGCACCTTCTATTTATGGTACAAATGAAGAAGTTACTGAATTTGGTTCTATTAAAAATCTTCCTAGAATTTTATTTGATACAGGAGTATATACAGCTTCAGATACTTTTTATGTTCCTGCTCAAAATGGAGTTGGTGATTCTAATAAAGACCATTACAGTTTATTTTCTCATACTTCTGCTGTACCTGCTGCTTCAACAGATGATGATTTAAACTTTGGTGCTTGTCAATTAATAAACCCATTTTCAATGGGGGTATCACCTGTAAACAATCTTTATTCTACTTACTATGCTAGATACTTTCAGGAGCTTTACAGTCCTGATGTAAAATCTATGACACTAAAAGTTTTATTAACTCCTAACGATATTTCAAATTTCAACTTCTATGACAAAGTATTTATAAAGAATAGAGAATATAGAGTGGACAAAATAAACTACAAACCAAATGATTTATCAACTGTGGACTTTATACTTATAACATAATGGATTATAAAAAAGGATTTAAAGTAAAACCAAAAGAAACGAATAGACTTGGTGAGGTAACTTTTACTGATGGTACTTATGACTTCCCACCAAATCAATTACAATGTGAAGCGTATGGCTACAAGTACAACAAGACATTAGGAGTTTGTTCTGCTTTTAAATATAATAATAAAGTAAA